TCAATCTGAAAACCGAACTGATCCGAGATATCGAGTCCAGCTGACCCCTGTCTGATCAGTAGGAAGTTCTCCAGGACCTTAAAATCGGTCTTTAGAAATAGGCCGACAGCATCCCGAATTGCCGCCGGCACTGAACCCCTAAAGTAAATCTGGATCAGATTTCGAAGGAACTGCCTGAATTCCTCGTCATCGAACTCCAGACTCGGCAGGCGATTGTTTAGAAAGCAGAGATACCCGATGACGCTATACAGGAACTCGCTCCGCGTTCGAGCGTAGTCCGTGTCCAAACTCACGTCCTCGAGCGACAGTTCAATCTTTGCCAGTTCAACGGCCACAGCCTTCAGCTCGATCGTGTAGTTCGGGCCTTGTACGCTCGACGCATAGTTGGACGGAAGGAGTCGCAGCAGGGTCGTGAAGATCGACTGTGCGCGCTGCAGAACACGGAGGTTGTATTCTTTTCCAGCGCGCGCGATCGTAAAATTTAGTCTCGAGGCATCAACTGTGAATCTTGCCATAAACCCCCCGCTGTCTCCGCTACGCCGGACGCAATTATGCCGTCGGCTTGAGAGTGAGCGTAAATTCACCAAGGTCTATGAATTCGACTTGCGTAGGCACGATGTCGTGAGGCCCGAAATCTCCCCGAATGACATAACTTACCGCATACTTGTGCCGGTCCGGGTTGTCGGCGGGAGTCCCCGAGCCGCTCAGCGATAGGACCACGTGGTTTGCCGTCAACCGTAACCGCTCGGCGAGGATGTCGTCAGCATCGGTAAAGCCCTGCGCAACGAGCGTCGCGTCGTCTGAGAACCCGGCGATGATAGCGCCCCCGTTACCGATGATGTACGACCGGTTGGGACCGGTGCCAACGCTGTGCAATGAGGCTGCGAGCACCATGGGCTCGTCGTCTTCGAAGACCCCCTTGTGCTCCGTCGACAACCCGCCTCCGTCCGTCGTAGGGTACGTCAGGGGGTTTGTCAGGATGAACACGATGTTGCCGCCGATGTCGAGCGCCGGAACGCGGCTGTTTGTCGACAGAAGAGGCACGCGGAGCTTCCGTGAGCCGTCAGCGTAGCCCATGCGCGCGAGCGGTAGGACCTGAAAGTCCACACCGTCCGTCGAGTCGATCGCGTTGATCATGTCGGACTGGGCAGTTCCCTGTCCGATCAACTTCGAGTTGAGTTCGAGCGACACGTTGGTGCGGATAGCAGGGTCCACCTTGTCCTTCGATGCACCCTGCTTCAGTTGCACGGTAGTATCGACTGTTACCGAATTCTGGACTGCCTGCTTTACGAGGACATCCGCGGTAAGGTGACGTCGGCTATCGACCCGCTGCTGAAGCTGCTGCAGTAGGTCGTTTATCACGTACGTGACAGTGAAGTTCTCGTCGTGCTGATAGTCCACGACGACAGTCTCGCCACTGAGAATCCTGGATGCATTCGTTCTGACGAGCTTTACGGGCGTCGTGGCCGTCCCGGCGACCAGGTCGTAGTCGGGCGCGAGGGCTGTCGGGCCAAAGTATTCAACACTACGGTCCTCACTCAAAACCCGCAGTGTCGCCGTGTTGATGCCGATATTTCGCAGTGGCTCATCGAAGAAGCCGATGAGGATGTGAGTCTCGTCTGCAACGGTAATGACTTCTCCCGTGGGGATGCCTCCGACCTGGTTGATGGTGAGGAAGTCCTTGGCGATCGTGCTTTCACCGGACAGCAGCGGATCGTCTGTCTTGAAAAGATCGAAGCCTGCATCGAGGTCGAGCGGTCCGGATGACTGCCCACTCACAGAGATCACCCGGCGCACAGGCTGAAGCGAGAAGGTAAACTGGTTTATGCTACGGAATCGGTAGTCCGCCGTGATGGTGTCGTTGATGCTCGTGGCGGGCTGGGTGATTGCCGTGTTTATCCGGAAGGTCTCGAAATCGATGATCACGATCCCCGACTGGTCGTAGTTGCTTCCCGTCGTTACATTCCGAACACCGAGCCCTTGTGCTGGGTCGTCCAGGATTTCACCAATCGGCGTGTTGACGGTCACTCGTGCGTCCAGAACGCGGAACGTGAGCGTCGCCAAGTCGACGATCTGGCAGCGGATGTCGCGGGCGACTTCGAACGAGAAAGAAAACTTCTCGGTCACCGTCCTCTCTCGCAGCCCTTGAACCCAGATGTCGACCTTACCGCCGATATGCTTTCGGCGTACCTCGTCGTAGTCGCGCATCATGAGCGGGTCGCCGCTCTTGACGATCTTGCTTTTGACGATGCCGATGTTCTCGGCCGCCATCGCGGCGTAACCGCCCTCGGTGCCGGAGTCGACCCCTACGAACCCGAGCTGTGCCCGAATTGCGAGATCTGCGTTGCTCTCACGGAACGTACCGAAGCGTGTGGCTTCCCGGTTCGTGACCGACAGTCCCGAAGCGCCAGAGACGACGTTCTTGATCTGACCCGCGGAGCGGTTACCATTGGACCCTATGACCTCCGCCGTAATATCTACGGTGATCTCGTAGAGCTGCGTGTCGAAATTGAAATATGCATCCGCGTCCGCAGCGACCATGACGAACGTACCTCCGACCACGTATCTGACAGAGGGAAGTCCATTGTCGGGGTCCGCGTCGGTCGACACGACCGCTCCAGAGGGGATGGTGAAGTCACGCTGAGGACGGGTCGCAGTGAAGTAGACAACCTGGCCCACCGCTGGCCGGCCCGGGAGGCGAGTTTTGGTGAAGCTGCCCGCGAGTTTGTCGAACTGTGTATCGATCAAGTTCTGAACAGCGAGGTCAGACTGCAGTCCGAGCGCGGACTTGAGCGCCTGCTTGTAGGAGCTGCCCGTCACTGGGTCTGACACACCATCGTTGTTCGGATCGTCGATCTGTAACAGCGTCAGAAAGCTGCCGGCGCGGTGAACGAAGTCAAGGATGAACCAGACGCGCTCGACCTCAGATGAAAACGGGTCTATGGACACGTCGCGCGTCGTCGATCCCGGGACGAGGCTAATTTCCTGGTCCAGCCGTTGGATCATCGCTACATAATCGGTGACGACCTGAATACGGGTACGGCCGGGCAGGTCACGGATGGTGGTGTCGATGACCAGAGGTGATCCTATGACCTCTTGCGAGTGCGGTGTCTCAAACTCCAGGTTCTGGGCCGGATCGTAGTACAGCCCGGTCACCGTATAGTAGAGGGGCTCGCTTGCCTCAACGTCGGCGAACTGGTCGGAGTTGATTGTACCTTCTGACGCAGTGGCGCTCCGGACGTGGGTGAAGCCGATGAAGCCTTCGAGTTCATAGCTCGACAACGCTGTGTTGAAGCGCATGTCGGTTACGACATCCGAGACGTCGACCACGGTGTTAGAGATGGTGTCTAGCACCTGACCGAACCCGTCCTCCAATGTCACGACCGTCCGTGCCAGGCCGCCTCGAGGTGTAAAGACAGCCTGCGAAGCAGCGACCTCAATCACATCCTCCTCCTGCGTCGTCACCTCGGTCAAGGGGTTCGCGTTGATGCGGAAACGCCCCGTCGTCCCGCCCGGGCTCGTGCTCGCGTAGAAATTGAATCCCCGGAACACGAGCGCTTCCGTAAAGCCAGGGTTATCCGTCGGCAGTCGGTCCGATACGAGCAATGTCACCGCACCTCGCTTCCGGCGTATGCGAATCCCTGAGGGGATGACGGCATCAGACTGAGTCGACGCCTGAACTCTCGCGAGCTGGGCACTGGCTGTTGCGCTAACGCCGCCGACGAGATCGATTGCTCGGAACAGGATAAGGTTTTGCCCCATCTGCAGTTCCAAGCCGTCTGGGAAAGACGCAACGTTTGGCACGAGGAACGCTGGTCCATCCAACCTGACCAACGCTGGGTCCGAGACAAACGGGCCCCCATTGATCGAGACCTGGAGGTCGATCGTATTCGCCTCTGCTATACCCGAGAGGAAGAGCGCTTTCTGGTTGGTCGAAAGAACCAGACTCGTCGTGAAAGACCCGTCGCGGGCTCTAATCTGCGGGGCGCTCGCCATATATGGGCGGGCGCGCAAAAAGAGAAATGCGCGCTGCGCTCACCGCGCGAGTCTGGGAACTTGGCTCTCGCGCAGAAGGGTGTTCTGCACGGAAGCCCCGAGAATGTCATAGGGAAGGGGCAATTGAAGGCCCCGCGAGATCTGAATCGGGGAACTCGACCTGTTTTGGACAACTGCGTTGACGTAGATGATCGTGGGATCCGATGCATCCTGCTCAATGTTCACGACGAGCAGTCGAAACGGGAATTCTTCGTCTGACACGAACTGCGGGATCTCTTCTTGTTCTCGCTTGATCCCCTGCCAACGGCGAAACGCCTCTTGCAAGTCGCTCAAGATCAGGTTCTGCATCAGGCCGTGGTCCGAGATCTTCTTCCCGATTGCCTCGAGTAGACCGGTCCCGTACCATGGATGAAAGGGGTTGCTCCCCTTCTCAGTATACGTGACCTTCAGGATTTCCTGGCTGAGCAATTCAACGTTCCGAGCCTTGATGAGGCTCCCCGCTGTCGTGTAGCGCCAGTCATTCTCGATGCCGACACCCCCACACCGCCGGCACTCCTGTCGGATCGTCGTGTAGTTGATCTCGACGAAGTCCGTCACGCTCTCGATTCGTGAATCGAAA